AGCAGTTTCATTATCACGCCTTGCAAGAAGTCCAGTAGTCTTCAATTCAAGTGAACTGTTTCCCTGGTAATCAGATACTCCCGTAATTCCTGAATCTACGACAGTAGCACTAGTGTTAACATTAGATGGTGTCCAGTGCGTAGTAGATTCCATAGTAGAATCACCATAACTCAAGAAGTTCACACTATTAAATGCAAACCCACCTCTAGTCCAATCAGGTACAGTGTCTCCAACTGAGTTTAGTGCAGCGAACCTTGCACTATCCAAGAAATGCCAATCTCCAGCAGCATTACCGCTGAAATGACATAAAGGCTTAGCATAAGCTGCATTTACAGGAGCAACAGCATTTACTGAAGCTAATCTGAAGGATGCACTAGATTCAGTTACAGGAGTACCTGAGCTTGTAGATAGTAGGGATAGGTTAGCATCATACCAAGCTACTGATGCAGTAAGGTCTACTAAAGCATCTCCAGGATATGCTCTGAATCTAAATGCATACCCATAAGCTACACCTGCTACTACCGGAACATAACTAACGCTTTTTACATCAGCAGTAGATCCTGCACCAGTAAATTCAACCAATAGGCTTCTGTCACCTGTACTCACAGTAGTGGTATTAGTCATTAATACAGCATTAGTAGCATCATCCCAGGAAGCTACCTCCATTTCAGCAGCACCCTCTGATAGAAGGTTAAGCTTATGGTTAGCTACTAGTCTAGTTCTACCTAGTGTAGGCTCTTCAAATCCTGTAAGGGTAGGTACAGCAGGGCGACCTAGAACAATATCAAAAGTCATAGTATCGTAGTCGCTTACAGGACCATCACCAGCATAATTCCATTCCTGGTATGCTCTTACCTTAACAGTGTAAGTTCCATCAGCAAGAGAAATTGGAATTCTTGCTGAAGGTAGAGATGACTGAACATTGTATGCTTCATAGACTATAGTTGATCCATTAAGTACCTGGATATCATATGCCTTCTGAGGCATTTCATCATCAGTGTAAGTCCAGGTAATGTTAGGTGATGTAGTGTTGGTTACGTCTCCTAATTCATCGATTACTATAACAGGCTTCTCATCGTATGCAACATCAATCCATAGTTCAGAAATCTGGATTACAGTAGTTTCAACGTTATATACTTCAACTACTAGATTTCCTGATGCTACTAATTCAGGAGTAATGGCTCCACCATTAGTGATGATTCCACCAGAAATAGTAGTTGTATCAGTTACAGTATTATAGAAATCTGCAAAAGAAGTTGTCAGTTTAATAAAACCTCCGACTGTAGGATAATTAGCTCCAAGTGGCTGCCCTGCTGAAATATTCTGAGCAGTACACCTAATATTTGCTTCAGTATTAGCGTTGGTAGTTTTACCTCTACCGCCTGCACGCATTGACTTTACTTTAGCTCCACCAGGAACTAGACCAGGAGCTACCTTATACTTGAATGATGCTCCTGTTGAAGGGCTTCCAGTATAAGGTGAGGATAGGTAAATGTAGGAACCATCTGAGTTATCACCAGTTACAGTGTTAAAGTTAGATGTTCCTCCATAAACACCTGCCCAGTTTCCTCTACCAAAAGGGTAATTGAACAGGCTTCGTAGCCTTAGTGTTCCAGCCATGTTATTTCCTTAACTTAGGTTTGAATAAAAAACCGGGGTTACCGGTTTCCTTTTCCGTAGAATCAGAAACCGGTAACACCTGTGTTGACAGATTTTTCTAGGTTTGCGAATACGTCAATTACCTTTTGCATACTATCCATATCCTCAGCACGCACCTGCATAGTAATGTTGAAAATCTTATCGCCTACAACATCTTTTAGGTGAGCTTTAGTTAATGCAAATTCAGCATCGCTAGTAGAGTTAGTTACTGTAGCAGTAGAGTTTGCAGGAATTACTCCACCATTATCCATAGCTACGTGAATGTGGTTACGGTGAGCTTCCATAAGAGAATTATTGAAACTTCCCTTATCACGACCACGAGTATAAGCATAGTCTCGCTTATTTGTTCTGTGGATAAGCTCAAGAGGCTTTTTAGCAGCAAGGAATGCTGCTAGTGGGTCCATGTTATAACCCATCCAGTCAACAGCTCTACCTGAACCGTGCCATAGAGGATCACCAGGACGGTAACCGTTCCCGAATGATCCCATCTTAGGACCAGACTTAATAAGCTTTACAACGCTTCTCCATACACCAGAGTCTCCACGCACAGCACCAGGACTAGAAGGATAATTACCGAAGTTAACTGCGTTCTTCTTATCATCACCCTTAATCCAATTTAATGCTCCACTAATAAGCTTACTTGCTCCAGCCTTTAGAAGACCATCAAATCCATTTCCACCCTGCATCTGATTGATATAAGGATAAACGAATTTATCAGCTACGCTCTTAGCACCTGAGTAAAGTCCTCCACGTACAGCGCCACCTAGCTTATCTTTAACCCAACCTACAACTCCGCCATCCTTGAAATACTGAAGCTGGTCACGGAAAGCCTCGAATCCCTTCGGACCTCCCATTTTCTTCATTTCTTTCTTTGTCAGAATACCTTCACCAGGAGTTAGCATTGCTGGAACTGTGTCTCTATTTCCTGTTCCAGGTGCAATACCACCCTTAGCGAACTTAGCAACAGCAGGAAGCTGACCCATACCTACCTTAGAAGCAATGTTATTCCAAAGATTACGAATATTTGCATATACAGGATCAATAATAAAGTTAACAGGCTTTTTAGCAACGTCCTGAAGCTTATTCCAAACCTTAGCTACACCATCCTTAGCAAGTGTGAATGCTCTAATAGTATTGTCTTTGAAGGCTGTGAATTTATCTCCCATAGAGCGAACCATATTAGCAATATGATCACGCATTCCAGTAATAAATCCACGTATACCATTTACAGCATTGTTGATGTTATTTCTCATGGTATTGAATCGAGAGGTAATACCATCCTTAATTGCATTACCCATATTAATTACATCATTCTTTGCACTGATCCAAGCTGTCTTCCAGCCGTTAACGAACCAATTCACAAAGCCCATTACAGTACCCTTAATACCACTCCAAATACCCTTAACGATATTAAGAAGTGCTACACCTACGTTCATTAAGATTCCCTTAATTCCCTCCCATAGAGAGAACCAAATCTTATGTAATCCATCTCCTGCACGCTTCCAGTCTCCTGTAAACACACCAGCGAAGAATTCAATAAGACCAGCAAGGATACCGATAACAGCCTTGATAGCTGCACCAAGAGCCTTGAATACTGGACCTACAGCAGACCATAAGATATTAGAAAGTCCTAAGATGAAATTAAAGAATGTCTGGAAAGAATCTTTGTTTTCCATAATTACAGTTTTAATTTCATTGAAGATAGTAGCGAATGTACCACCCAGAGCCTTTACCTTCTGGATGATAGGACCAAGGTTACTAAATGGTCCTGCTCCACCTTCACCATTCCACAATGCTTTGAACTGCTTAACACCTTCAGCAGCCATATTCAGGAAGTTACCTGCAATATTAGTAGCCCACTGCTGTGCTGTACGCTTAATTACTTCAAACCTTGCTGCTGTAGTAGCACTTAGATCAGTAATCATCTGCCCGGTAGTGTTTCCTACCTTGGTAGCACCAGCAGCAACAACATCAAGGCTATTGAATACCTTAGGACCCATGTCCTCAAACTGTGTACCAAATAGAGCTACAGCAATTTCGTTCTGCTTCAGAGGATCTTTAACTCCCTGAATACTCTTAATTACAGTGTTCATAGCATTAGTTGCAGCAGGTCCACCCTTAGCTAAAGCCTCAGGAATACCATCAGCACCTAATTTAAGATCAGCAAGCGCATTAAGCGTTGACTTTGATCCATCAATTGCTCTTAAAGAAAATTCCTTGAAAGCATCATTTAGTAGGTCTGTGTTCCTGATACCTGCCTTCTGAGCCTGACTCATCAGACCTAAAGCAGTAGGACCATCAATACCAAGCTTATGCCACTGTGAGGAATACTCAGTCAGTGAATCGATAAGGTCATCATTAACATCTAGACCCATCTGCGCACCCTTAGCAATAAGGTCGAATGCAGCAGTTGTATTAGGTGCAAGTCCGTTAGCTACAATGTTATTTGCAGCAGCTACAGATTCCTTAACGTCATATCCGAATACTTTCTGCAAGGTTAGACCCTGCTTAGTCATATCCTCTAGAGCTTTACCAGATGCACCAGTAAGCTTACCAATCAACCCGGCTGCATCTCCTACCTCAGCAGCAGAATCACCGAATCCCTGAGCATATAGCTTTCCAGAGATTGCACCATTAGCTTTAGACTCTTCAGGGCTAAGACCAAACTTAGCCTTCATCTGAGCCTGTACGTTTTCCTTATCTATTGCACTCATTACTGAGCCAGCAATAGCGGCTCCAACAGCAGCTCCAACAGCTAGACCAGCAGTAGCAAGCATAGGACCCATAGCCTTTAGCTTGCTACCGAAACCTGATCCTGATGCTTTAGCTGCATCTTCTCCTGAGGAGCCAGCAGCTACTACAGCAGACTTATCACGCTTGAAGTGATCTGCAAGGCTCTTATTGAATCCTGCTCCTGCCTGCTTTCCAGCATCACCTACTGTTTTAGCAATCTGTGCTTTATCGATATCAGCAGTTACGGAGATGACTCCATGACCGATATTTGTTCCACCATTAGGCTGCATTTAGAGCCACCTCCCTCTCATCCATTCGGTTCGCTTCCTCTTTCAAGACCTTTACCTCCATTAGCAGTAGCAGCTAGAGCCAGCCAGTTATAATCTCCATTAGGCTTCTTCAAGCCTGCAAGTCTTTGCTGCTGCCTCTTCTTTTCATATTCTGCCTCTCTAAGGAATCGTCTTCTTACAGCTCCTTCATATCCAGGAAGTTGTTTTACCAAAGCAAAGAACTGCTTAGAACTCATTCCACCAAAGTCATCAGCATCAGGATTGATTTCCTTATTAGCGATGAACATAAAGTCAGACATAATCTCATCAGAATATATGGTGTAATAAATAATCTGTCTGATCTGCTGAATAAAAGGCTTAATCCAATGAGTTTTATAACCAGTAACCATCACCTTGGTAAGCAAAAAACACAACCTAGTAAAGAAGTCTGGAAAGCTTAGGCTTTTCCCTCTTCTTCAACTTCTTCCTCTACGAAAGCTGATGCAAGATGCTCCATTACTTCAGCAGTAATTGCCTTGAAGCTTTCAGGAGATAGGTTAAGCTTAGTAAATTCCTTATACTGCTCTGTACCAAGAATTTCTTTAAAGGTATAGGTCATAGCAGCAAGAGGATTCTCTTCAAGCATTTCAAGGGCAGTAGCCATAATTAACGGAGAGGTATCCTTGGATTCATATACAAGAAATTCCTTCTCTCCCCATGTGAATAGTACGTGTGTTCGTTCTGGGATCGCTGGTACATCAAAGTGTAGAGGACCCTTACGCTTTACTTTCTTTACACCTGTAGCCATTTCAATTCCTTCTCTCATTCATAGTCAAAAAAGTTTTCTGACTAACAACAGTAATCCTAGTACGTATACTTGCAGGGCTATCCATATATGGATAGCCCTGCAATAATTAAACTTAAGCAGCAGTCTGCTCGTAGATTTCGTATAGTGCAGTAGTCTCATCAATACCATATACAGTCCAAGTTACAGGTAATCCCTGCTGATCCTCACGACCATAAGCTAGTTCTGTACCTGATGTAGGAAGACAACGCTTGAAGATGATTCTACGACGCTTGTTAACACCCTGTAGACCAGATGGAGCATCTGTATCTAGGATCAGAGTCATATAAGGCATCTGGAAATCATTTGATGCTGCTGGAGTGAACTTAGTGATCTTGTTTGTATCAAGAGTTGCATCTACAGTTCCATCAGCAAGAGCATATGCAAGGTTAGCTAGAGTTACCTCAGCTAGTGTCATCTCTACAGTAATAGTCTGGTCTGTGTTAGCAGCACCAAGAGAGTTCTTTACCTGATCTGCACGATACTCGGTAAAGTCATTTTCGACATTCCAAGTTACTCCACCATTGGTAAATCCAGGACTTACGAAAGGTGAAGCAGGGTTAGCTAGAAGAGCAGTCTCAGTGAATGCTGGAAGGGTTGAACCATAAGGAGCTACCCAAATCTTTGCATTAGAGACTAGCAAGTTTCCTGCGTTAGCCATAGTTAATTCCTCATTTCATGTTAGGAGTTGGGTAGAGCTACCCATATAATTCTAAGATCGACCATATAGATGGCACGATTATCTTGTACTAGCCTAAAGTCACGTCTTGGACCTACGGCTATTGTTGCTTCTAATACACTTGCAGGATAATACCTAGAAGGTAATTCCAACTTTCCCTTTAGCACATTAAAATGCTGATTAGGAAGAGTTGAATTAACAACCTTCTCAGCAATAAGATTAGCTTTAGGGTAAGGTGGCTTACTCGCATTCGGAGTAAATGCAATACATTCAAGAGTTGCTACAGCTTCACGCCTGGTTGTGTAGTAATTAATATCTTCAAAAATGCTACCTACTCGAATGAAACCGGTATCTTGCCAAGCGTAATTACCACTTCCATCAGGACCAGGCAGATCAGTAGCAACATTATTACCAATAACATTAATAGCCTTAAGATAACTTACTACTACCGTCTCTGCGTTTGGCAATAAATCTGCCATTAATTCACCTACCTCTCTGGACATAAAAATATCCCGTAGCTGACTTTAGGGAGAACCTTTAAGCTTCCTTTTCTTATAGAGAGCTGGTCTCATGAAAGGTTGCTCAGGTGTACCAGGGTGATTAACTATTCTGCCGTAATACTCTCCTGTTCCATCGGATAGAGAGTAATCGCCGTTAGCTTCGATAATGTGAGGCTCAGAACCATATTCAGTAGGAGCCCAATGATCGGTACCTACTACAACAGATCCAGTTAGTTCGCCTTCTCTGTGCACAACTTCAATAGAGTCATGTAGCTCCATAGTGTCCTTAGGAACTAATCTCCTAGCATCATCAGCAATATCCTCAAGAATGAGTTTTACTGCATCTGCTGAGCTGTGCTCGATTTGAACTATGCCATTAAGGTCTAGTTCAAACTTATCTTTAGCCATTGTTAATCACCCCGCCTTCGTCAGTTACGGGAAAAAGTATTGCAGAATTCTTGTCGAATTCTTTAATCATCAGTTAGATATCCTATTTAATTGACATCTTAGATCCATACCTGTCATCGGATTGAACAATTGAGTAACCTCAGCTACAACCCATCGAATGTCAGTCTTGAGATCCCTTACGATTTGATCCTGTTCGATGCCTGAATTAGGTTTGCATCTCATTACAGCATATCGAACGTAAGTTATTGTTTTATTATCTGAAGGCTCTGCAACCAACTGCCTTTTCTCGATAAGAGAGACTGGAATAGGATTACCAATAGGATCTGAATCTCCTACCGGATCACCATATTCATCCAGAACTATTGCACCCTCAATTTGAACAGTAGTATTAGCTAAGCTTCTCATGAAAGCTTCTCCCAACGTGTATAACTATCGGAAGATTCATTCAAGAAATTTCTATAAGCTTGTGCAAGCAATGCTGCCTGATCCTCAGTTACAGGATTACGCTTCCATGAAAGGTTACGTAAATACCTAATAGTTAAAGGATGAAGCATTTGAGCTGCAATATCTACACCTCCACCAGCAGCATTTACCATAGTAAATTGCTGACCATCAGCGGAAGCAGATTCAATCAAAGTCCTATATCCATAATCAGGCTGATCAGCTAAAAATAGCATTTGCCATGCCATAGCCTTCTTAATTCTGCGGAAATCCCTAGTATCGATAGAGGGAATATCCTCAACTTCACGATTAATAAATGCCTCTACAGCAGAAATTGCCATAGCGTAATTAGCATCAGTAATTGTTGAAGGATCGACAGAAATAAGAGCGGCTGCCTCAGCCTTATTTGTAAACCAAGCCATAACAGCCGCCTCTCAATTAGTTAATGTGCTTTGATTCTGAAGGAGCTAGAGTTTCTGCACCAGTAGGGTTGTCCTCTACAGGCTTTACATTCACAGAATAAGTAAGCTCAACGCTTACACCATCTGCCTGTACATTAGAGCCTTCAAAGGTAGCCTCACCAAGCGGGTGAAGTCCTCGTACAAGTGCCTCAGAAAGTGTACCTACAAGATTAGGTTCGTGATCAAACTTAATTTCATCCCATGAAGGGACAGCCTGAATAACATAAACCTTCTTATAACGTGTACCCTCTGAACCATCAGTTGAACGAGCAGCTACATAGTCTTCAGTAGTCTTGTTTTCGTTTAGCTTAGCCTCTGTTAGAGGTGCATTTGCC